GCATCTGAATAAACATAGATTCTCTACGTAAATTATTCAAAGCATCATTACCACCCTTCACAAAATGATAAAGGTTTCTCTGCTCTCTGCGAAGAGAAGTATGATCTGTTCCTTCTGGACTATCATTAGGTGTGAAAGGAACATCTCCCTCTGGGATCATAGAGATAACTGTCTCATCAAAGTTCCATATAAGGATAGAAACTAATGCATCATTACGATACTCTTTGAGTGCTTCTACCTTTGCAATTTTAGATTTTTGATTAGAAACATACTCTAAAATCTCATTCACAAATGGATTAGGAGGAAGGGTGACTTTTTTCTTAGGAGCAGCTTTCTTTCTAGGAGTCTTTGCTACGACTGTACTACTCTTAATTCCACTTTTTTGAGTGTTACTCTTCCTCGGTTTCTTCTGTGGTGTTGATGTCATAATTGTTTTCAATTCTTAGGGCTAAAATTTCATCGGGAACTAACTGTCCATTTTCATCAAACATTTCTGGATGAGTATACACTACTTGAGGTGTTGTTTCATAAGAATGCTGTCTTGCCATCCATCCTATCATACCTCCTACTAATAATGCAAGAAACGACACTACTGTTGTAAGTGTCAGTGTTACTATGGTCATGTCCATAATACTCCTCCAAGAGATTTACTTTTTTTTAATGTCTAAGTAAAAGTTAAAGTGAAAAATGATTTCCCTATTCCAAAGAGCAATTAATTTTCCAAACTTTACTTGAAATGTTTTTGGTGGGTCTGGTTTTCTCCTCCTATTTCGTAACAGTAATTCCACTCCCCGATTCATTTCGGGTTTGCTTTTATTTAGAGTTCTTTTTCCTCCTTCCTGGTCTTCGGTCACGACTGTACCTCCATGCATCTTCTAGAATGCTGTACAAATAATTTCTTATCTTACGTGCTTTAGGTTTTGGTATATGACCATACGCCTCACGTAATTGTTTATGATTGTTGTCAGCACCTCCTTTAATGTATTGTTCAAGTTCTAATACTTGATCAGATATTTCAGCAGCAGTAGAACTCTCAATGAAAGCATCTACCTCATATTTTTTTGTCTTCCGATATTCTAGAAACTGATAAAACTTAAGTTGCATCTTACCATCAAACGCAAGTTCAATGGCATGTTCAATCATGTCATATACAGTTTCAAAATCGTCAACGTTTTTCATTATACTAATTTCTTCTCCTTAAGATACTGAACTGTTTCTGTACATCCACCAAGATTGGTAGAATCTATAACGACTTGAGGGAATGTAGTTCCCTCACCAAACTGACCATAGAATGATTGCTTATCAAAATGCTCATCTAGTTTATAAACAACATGTCTTAACTTTGCTAACTCTAATACTTGCACTACCTTTGTGCAATATGGACATCCTTCCTTGGAATAAACAGTAAAATTCATACTGACTGTCTAAAATTTTATTTAGTTTGAGCAACTACTGAAGCCCAATCAGCATCAAATAATTCTAATCCTTTGTCTGTAAGAACATGGTTATACATCTTCTCAAAAACATTAGGTGGCATTGTTACTACATTAGCACCAAGAGCAAAAGAAGTAGAGACTGCTTTCACTCCTCTGATAGAAGCAGAAAGAATTTCAGTTTTTATCCAATGTCTTTGGTAAATTTCTGAAATATCTTTAATTACATCTAACCCATTAACTGAATTATCGTCAAGTCTTCCTACAAATGGTGAAACATATGTTGCTCCTGCTTTAGCAGCAAGGATTGCCTGTGCTGCATCAAAAATCAAAGTAACATTAACCTTTGTGCCATCTTTTGCTAACTGATTACAAGTATAAAGACCATCAGGTGTACAAGGAACCTTGATAGTAGCAACCTCTTGAAACTTAGAAGCAAGTCTACGACCCTCAGAGGTCATCTCTTCACGACTTCCTACTACTTCCATACTAATGTCTCTTACACCTGCTTCAGCAAGTTCTAGGTACACATCTTCAGGATCTCTACCACTCTTCCTAATAAGAGTAGGATTAGTTGTCACTCCATCAATCAAACCTGTTTCAAAATGATTAAGGATTGTTGAGACATCTGCTGTGTCTAAAAATATTTTCATAAGAATAATTTGTCTAGAGTATCTATAAAAGAGAATAAAAAAGGAGACTCTTTGTGAGGGTCTCCTTATTGTATCAGGTCAAAACTATTTTGTCTATGATATCTTTGCATGAGGTGCAAACTCACCCTTCGATGTTATCTTCATCCCATAATATAACATATCTGTCCAAAATTCTGGATCATTTAAATGTTTATCTAAAGCAGCATACCAAAAACTTAATTGCATTAAAGTTGCCTTTGCATCTCTATCATCTTTCCCATAGAGAAATTCTACTTCTTCTTGCCAGTCATTAAAACCCAATACATTTTTCTTATCTTTAACATGTTTAGAAACTAAATTATACATCTTTTTATATTTTGTTTCATTTTGTTTTGACATAAATGTATCAGCATCTTTAGGATAATCGTTATGATTTTTTTTAAAATCACTACTCTTCAATAATTTAACTACCTGATTAATAGGTGTTTGTCCTCCTTGGGCATCGGGGGTTCTTTTTATTTGTGCAGTAAAACTTATATTATTACCTGATCTAGTAATACTAATTGAAAATTTATTATTTGGACCAAGCCTAATGTAAGTTGTTACGGAATTAAGTGCAAGAATATTATCAGGTTCAAAACTAATATCACTCATATCATATTGTTCAATTTTACTAAATTCTTTAAGTTTTTTTAGTATTGGTGATGTTGAAACATTATATAAATGTATCTGTGCTTCTCTAGGATAATTTACTTTTTTAAGAGATATACCAACAAGTTCATTATTCTCCATATATTCAATTAATAAATTATTTAACTCTAATAAATGAGATGGATCTGGAATTGCTTTTCTTATCTCATCTTTTATTTTGGACATTCTACCTTTTTTAACTGCCCATATATCAGCAGGGTTCCAAGTCTCATATTTTCCAGCAGGTTCTGTTCCATCTGGATTTTTAAAATCTCTATTCAAATGATCCATATGATCTTTGAAGAATTGTACAAAATCTTGACTCCCAAATTCAAATGGAGCCCATGTACCTGATGAATATGCATCAAAGAAATTTTTATTCTGTTGATAATATGTCCATAACCAACCGTCTATTCTATGTTCCCATCCTTTAAAAACTGTTGATAATTCTTCCCATGTTTTTTTATCATTTCTAATATCTGCATCACTCTTAAATTTTGCACCTTTACTTTTTAAAGCATGAGTTAGTACAACAGTTGCTCCCTTTTCTTGTATATCTGTAGGAATAACACCTTTACCTGTTGGGTTAGTTTTTTCAAATCTAATTTCTTTTTTATTTCTTTGTGCCTCTTCTGTTCCAATCCAAACTGATGTATATTTTGGACCCTTTATTGGTCCCTCAATAAGACCATACTTAGCACTTAAAGATTCCCAAATTTGTTTAATTTTAGCATCAGATACTTCAGTTTGATAATCAATTTTAACAATAGTTCCTTTTGGTTTTGCTTCAATTGTTATTAATTTATTACCGTTTGTCTTATTCCTACCATCTACTTTTAATTTCTTAAACAAACCATTATAAGCAGGAGAAGTCCCAGTCATATATTCTACAACTCTTCTTGTGCCAGTCGTTACCCTATCATATTTCTTTGGCATAATCTTTTTAAAATATTTATTTGAAAAAAAGTAATAGGACAAAAAAATACCCCGAATTTTTTTCGGGGTATTTTGAAATCAAAAAGTGATTTTGGTTTTACCCAATAGAAGGAGCAACGAGTGCAACTTCACTTGTCTCTGCAGCAGCAAGGTCAAGTGGGAAGTTGTGTGCATTTCTTTCATGCATAACTTCCATACCAAGGTTTGCTCTGTTAAGAACATCACCCCAAGTAGGAACTACCTTACCAGATGCGTCTACGACTGACTGGTTGAAGTTGAAACCGTTAAGGTTAAATGCCATTGTGCAGATACCCATAGAGGTTAACCATACACAAATAACAGGCCATGAGGCAAGGAAGAAGTGAAGACTTCTGCTGTTGTTGAATGATGCATACTGGAAGATAAGTCTACCGAAGTATCCATGTGCAGCAACGATGTTATAAGTCTCTTCTTCTTGTCCGAATTTGTATCCATAGTTCTGTGAATCTAATCCAGTAGTCTCACGGATGAGTGAGGATGTGA